ATTAAATGTTACGCCACTATCTACATCTAATGTGCCGTCTGTGTGTGTATTACCATTATCTGTGTCTACATCAAATACACTTACACCTGCAGCAGTTTGAATATCAAATTTCTTATTGTCTGCTTGAACGATCAAGTTATCAGTAACTGTGGTCTCTAGTTGTACATCAAGAGTACCTTCGATAACTGTGTTACCTGTGTCAGTATCAACTGTAAACTTATCTACACCTGCTGCAGTTTGAATCTTGAAGTCTTCGTTATCAGACTTGATGATAACAGTGTCATTAATTTCTGTCTGACCCGCGATGGTTACTTCACCACCGATATGTGCATTCTCAGAAAGACCCAAACCACCAGTTACAACAAGCGTACCTGTAGTAGTTGAGGTAGAACCAGTATTTGTAGTTAGAGAAAGACCACCTGCTTTGATGTAAGCATCAGTTCCAGTAAATGTCTCGCTACTATTTGTTGCATCATAAAGGAATGCATAACCACCAGTACCAGAATCAAGACGTGTTAGATCTTCATCCCATCCGAAGAAACCAACTCTTGCCTGCGAATCGTAATATTTAAACTCAATACCACGATCTAGTCCATCATCAGACCCAGGTGCAGTGTCTCCACCAAGGGTAAAGATAGGGTCATCAATAGTAACAGTCGTGCTGTTAACAGTTGTTGTTGTTCCATCGACTTGGAAATCTCCGTGAACTCTGACAGTACCTGTGATTGCTCTGTCATCACCAGGGTCAAGGTGAAGAGTTGAGTCAGTCGTAGCAATGTAGTTCTCTTGAATTCTTACATCTTCGACCCAAATTTTACCTGCAGCATCAGATGCACTGATCTGTACTGTATCTTCTGCTGTAATGATTACATTAGAAGTTCCTGATCCTGCGTTAGTAGCAAGGATACTTAAGTTTCTATTAGATGTACTATTTTGTGTAGTCTGAAATATTAGGTTACCATCGCCAGTCTTATCCAGTGTCTGAGCAACTGTTCCATCAAGAGTAATATCAGGATCAGAAAAATAGGAACGGACGTTAACATCAAACTCACCAGCGCCACCATCGCCTGTATTATTAGCGCCAACAAGTAAGTTGCCGCTTGTATCATTAACTTTAACATAGTTGAGATAATTAAATCCTCTATAACCTGATGTAGCAGTTAGTTCGTTATCAAGTTCAAATGTTTCAACAGTATTTCCGTCTGCAAATCCAAGTACATTATTCTGAAGTTGTGTATTATCTACTGCTGCGGCGGCAATGGTGACGTGCCCGCCACTGTCAACGTCGAAATCTTCCTGTGCAAATGATGCCAGTCCCTTCTGCTCCGTCGCCTCAGCCGCGAGGTAGCGCCAACTTCCAGTATCGCCAGTGGTATGAGTAGGAGCACCAAGACCACTACCAATGTCCGCAATTGCTTGGTAAACTTTTGAGGCATTCTTGATGATGTCATATCTGCTGTATGCTGTACCTGCATCATAGTCTGGCATCTTTGTGCCTTCAGTTGCAGTAGCAATAGGCACAGTTAAGGCAGCGCCTAAGCGACCATACCTGTCTACACTAAATTTAGTTGCATTGACAGTTTCACTAGACCCATTTCCAGTGACAGATGTCAGGGATTCCGTATTATAATTACCAACAACCACTGCAGTATCTGCAAGGTCGATGAATGGGTTTTGAGATGTTCCGTCAGGAACTGTGAACACAATTCGTCCACCACCACCAGTTAACTGTCTGGTTAAAATATTTCCTTGAGATGCACGAACAAGAATACCAACGTTCGTAAGTTGAGCAAGTGAGGTTAGGTCATCATCCAATGCCTGAGCATCAGAGATACCATAGTCAGCAAGTGTAGATGCAAGTTCAGCACCAACCACACGACCTTGTGAGTTAACTCTAACCCTTGTGTAGAGTGCTTCAGCAGTAGGGTTAGCAGGATCGTAGTGAGGCAAACTCGTCATAAGTGACAAGTCGGTGTTCAATGTAAGGTTAGAAGAACCGTCGAATGAACCAGAACCTGTTACCTGACCTGATAATTGTATTTGACGTGCGTTTGATAATCTAGTGGCAGTTGAGGCATTACCGATAAGAGTCGCAGTGACAGCACCCGCTTGGAAGTTACCGTCAGCGTCTCTCTTTACAAGAGTATTTGCAGCGTTTGATTCTGTTTCTAGTGGTCGCTCATATTTCAGCGAGTTCCACGGGGTAACACCGTCACCAATCTTGATACGTGAAGTATCAATTTCGATTCCAAGTTCACCCTGTGCCAGGATTGGATTGATGTTTGCCCATTGCTGAGCACCATCACGTCTTAATTGTAGTCTATTTGCCATTGGTTAACACACGTGGTATCCGTTAACGGAGATAATCTGCCTCTCAGATATTTATACAGCAAATAAAAAGGACCCTTTCGGGTCCAAAGGTTATGCAGCGTCTACGTTATCCACTTCTGGAGCAGGTTCCGCTTCATTCTCTGTACCGAGGCAGTATTCTAGAGTCTCAATAGCACCTTGTAATTTAAGTGCTTGCTGTTCATTGCCGCGAATCATCTTCGCCATTCTTTGATTGTCTTCAATAAGACGCTTGTAGCGATCTTTGAAATCACCAAGAAGTTTATCTTGGTCAATTACTTCAGGTTGGTCTGCAGGCATTAATTTTTCTCCAATAATGTTTTCAGTAAGGATTTGATTTCCGACATATCTGATTTTAACACATCTACGTCAGATTTCAAGTTATCGAGGGTTTCAGCACTCATTTTACGCTTCTTAGCAGCGTTCCCAGGAGGTGTGGGTTTCATATTTAGGACAGCGTTGGTATCGGAATCCCGAACTAAATCGGGATGTCCTTTAACGGGAATGTAATCAGAGGTCACTTAATGCCATAACACGAAGGTTTTTGAGTTCAGGAACGTATGCTTGGTTCCTAGAGGTCATAATAATTTTGATCTGTGCAGAACTAAACTCGGTTCCTTCGAACGTATATTCGAGGTCACGATATAGAATGCCTTCTGTCTTAGCGACAGTTTTGTCTTCTTTACCGTTTCCGTTAAAATATGTATAACCGATCTCATCAAACGTTAATGATGTACCAACAGGCATTGTCCTGTACATCACGTGGATCTCGGTATCTGGGTGTCTCCACGCTTCAAATGAAACTCTCAAGGAGTTGGCAGGTTGAAGCAGGTTCATAACCTTAGAAATATACACTGCTGAGTTTAGATCACCTGTTCTATCTTCAGCATTAGAATTAGAAGCAGCAATCTGATTAATTCTATTAGATGTTGTAATGAGTGAACAACGATCACGGTCAACGATTGGTGACAAGTTTTTGTTAGTTGTACTCATCAACAACTGGAAGTTGAGTGACTTAGAACCAGATAGTTTGGCATCTTCATTAACTTGTGAACAAACCATCTTGGGGAATCCAAGGTAGTTGTCTTCGTTAGCAATACAGTCGATATAAACACCATCATTAATGAATGATGCTTCGTTTGTATTGTTACCATCCAAGAGAGAAGTTGCAGATACAACGTTAATTCTAGGATCAACATCAGTCTCAGGATAAACAGTCATCTGAATTTGAGGATAGAACTGTTCAAACTGTATATTCTGTGTTGATGTAACTCTTGATCCACCATTTCTAATACCATTGCTAGAAACAGATGTAACTGCAATCTTGTAAGTATCAAGTGTGGGTGAACCAATCTGGGTATGAAGTTTGTTGATTTCTACTAATGGAATACCATCAAGGTTGTAACATTCAACAATCGTGCTGGCATTGTGAACCAGAGCAGCAGTTCCTGCTTGACCACGAGAACCAGAAGGTAGAGTTAGAATCTTACCATCTGAAGAGATGCCATTGTATTGGACAATCTCAAAATGTTTCTGTCCAATTTCAGGATCACGAAGAATGATATATCCAGGGTTACTAGTAGAAACTGCAGAACCATTGATAAGTGGGTGGAATGCAGATGCATCAGCAACGTGTAACTGGAATGTACCAGACACACCGTCAGAGGCAGTGATACCGTTTGTATGGTATGCAGAGTCAATAATTGTAGGAGCAACTTCTGAGATACATCCTTCAATCTTCACGTTGTTAGCAACGTCGTGCATACAGTGGTTAGCGTGATGAATAGTAACCTCAGTTGCTTTGTTGAAGTATGAGATAGGAGCAGAAGCATAATCATTGATGTCATCACCACTTGATGCCACACCACCAGAACCAATCGTACCAGAACCAGTTGTCTGAGAGGCGATTGTTTGAGTGATAGGATCAGCAGGAGCAAATGTACCCGTGACAGACTTAACTGTTAAGAGTCCTGAACCTGCGTTCCAAGCGGTAACCATACCAGATGCACCAGTACCATTAACGATTGGTTCGTTAACTGTGAATGTACCTGTTACACCAGTCAGAGTGATGTTAGCAATAGATCTAGATGAAACCAATCTATAGATGTAATTTGCACCAGATGCAACACCTTCTCTAAATTCACCCTGAACATCATCAACAATAATATAAGAGTTAGATGAACCTGAGATACCTTGAACAACTTCTCTAACGATCGCAGAAGGAACTGGGTTAGTATCAGTCTGAGTAATTTCAGCACCGATAGTAAAGTTAGCAACGTGATCAGAAAGAATAATCTTAAGTTGTGGTTTCAGTGTTTCAATAGGATTGTGACGCAATCTGCTAATACCACCATTACCAATAGCAAGTTGAGAGTTATTGAATACAGCAGTACCAGTTGAGTTTGCTGTAAACTCTGCCTTATGAAGGATAAACTTAAGATCCTCATACTGGTCAGCAGTCCAAGTAGAAGCGTTCTGTGATTTAAAGAGCACACCTGCATATGGTTGCTCAGAGATCGTTCTATCGTTTGTAATATCATCTTCACCCATTCTGGAAATCCAGAGTTTATATTCGTTGGAGTCAGAAAGAACAACCAAACAATATTCTCTATTCTCTGTCACATAGATTGGTGACGAGAATGTAAATCTAGTAGAAACTGTTCCGTTTTCAGATAGATTAATCTGTGAAGGAAGAAGTGTAACATCAGAGAATGCAAGAACTTTAGTGGTTGGATAACCATTTGCCATCTCTCTAACCTGTACAGATACTGGGATTCTCTCATCCTTAGTATTAAAGTACAAGTCAGCACCAGTTATAAATGCACCACCTTTAGACTCAACCAAGAAGGACTGAGCAAGAGGGTCGTACCAACCTGTGTCTCTTGTTGATGTACTTGAACTGTTAACGGTTCTACCTTGAGTAACAGTATCTCTAACAACATCGGCGTTTCTAACAGCAAGAATAGTTGTCTGCTTAGTCTCGATGACACCAGATGCAACGTAGTTAGCAGATGCAGCAGAGTCAACCTGACCAGGAACTCTAGAGTCAGTTGATGAAGTTGTAAGACGGATAACACGTGTACCTGTAGCAAATCTTGGGTTGGTGTCAACACCAGGATTAGGAATCCACATAATACCTTCAAGGTCACCGTTGGTGTTAGCAACAAGACGCTTAGTCTTAACAACAGCACGAGCACCAGATGTTTGACCGACAAGGATCTCACCCTCTAGAGGGTTACCATAGTAAGCACCTGCAACTGTCTCCGACATAATTTTAGTGTCGATATTAAGGAGAGGTGTAGTTGATGCATAGGAACTAGGAAGTTCACTAGAATCAAATGGGTTTAGATCATCATCAAAACCAGTGTTAGGATCCATCAACTTGAGATGACAATCAGATGACTGACCAACTACTGTCTCTCCAACAACGAAAGGTGTATTGTTTGTTCTTGTATCATCAATAGGATTCTTAATAACTTCAATCAATCGAGGCGTTGTGTAGAAATTAACATTAACGTTATCGATGAAAGCATAGAATCTGGTGTTTGGTTTCAGACGCTGGATCTTAAATGCAATATTTCTTGATCTAATGAAAGGAATAACTGTACGCTCAATAACTCTATCACCAAGAGATTGGCGATCAATTCTAGGAACAACGTTAGTTCTAAGACCAGATCTAGATTGGTTACTAACAGTATTTGTGGTGTTAGTGTTAATTCTTCTGATAAACGGCCAAGAACCTCTTCTCATAAACTGAGATGAAGAAGAACTGTTACTGGAAGACCAGTTAGTTCTCCAAGAGTTCCACTGTGTAGGAACAAAACCTGTGTTGGTGTCACCACCAAGTGCTTGAACCTGTGCAGTAAAGTCACCTTCAATGTTCACAACTCTATCTGGTTCTCTCTCTTCTGCTACCCAGTCGTCAGATGATGGGAATAGATCCAATCTACCGATGTAAGCAAACACGTTGAATGGGTTTACATTCTCAACTCGTGATGCATAAGGTTGAACAATAAACTGAATTTCGTTATATGGGAGAGTCAGTGTACCAACACTATGGTTAGTAACAGCATTAGATGCAACTTCGTTATACTCAAGAGCAACGTTTGTTGTATAATGAGACGCTCTCAAGATACCTTCAGAGAAGTCCAGAGCACAAGCAAAGTCTTCGTGTCTAGTTTGAGCAGAATCGAATGATGTAAAGTTATCAACTAAGAATCCATTCTTGAATTTATCAAAACCATCAGCATCCTTAACAGAGAATGATGCAGTTTCCATCTCAAGAAGGTTTAGAGATGTGTAATACTCAAGGTTATCAACTCTCTTTTCAATTCTACCGATGTCACGCATTGTGAAACGTCGGTTGTTTTCTCTAGAAATTCTTACATCTGCAGGACTATAACCATATGGTTTATGGAAGAATGTTGCCATTAGCATTGCATTATCCATATCACCTGGAAGTTCTTGGTTCTCACCAGAAATACCTCTGGCAATCTTAAACTCTTGCTGGTCAGTTAGGAATAATTTGTCAACTCTACCAAGGTAGTAGTCATAGTCACAACGAAAATCTGACTCAGGTTTTGGAATATCAATGACCGTAGCATTATTTGCAACACCACCAGAAGAGAATCCTCTATCTTTAAAGTCGAGTGATGCACAGTTTACATAGTATGGTGAACCTACAGTACCAGATCCTGAAAGAACAGGAGTAACGGCAGGTCTAAAGTCAAGAACATCTCTAAGTTCTCTTGTTTCACCGTCAAGAGTTACAGAAGGAATCCTACCATAGTCAATACCAACATAAGATTGAGCAGCAAAATAGTCACCCGTTGCTTCGTGAGTGAATCTATCAAACACAATCATCAACTTTCTAAGAGGTTTAGTTGATGATGCATACCTAACAAGTTTAGAAATATCGTAGAAGTGACCTTTCTGGTTAGCATCAAGGAAGAAATCTGTAGTAATATTTCTAGAACCATTATCGATAGATCCTTCTGCATCATTTGAAAGACCAGAGATAACTTCATCGTTAGCATCAAAACCACGAATAGTTTCACCTAACTGGAAGAATGTATCGTTTTCATATACAAAATGGCAGACGTATGAAACAGCGTTGAAGTTTACAACACGCCCTTTTGCTTTAGATGTCTGACCTTCAATAATAGTACCTTCTTTGAAGATGGTTGCATCTTGCATTTGAAGGTTAGGAATTATAGCAGCATTATCGTCTGATGATTCATAGATGGCGTGAACGTTATAAACGTCAGTAGATCCAAGTGAAATCTCTTCGTCTTCAATACGAGTTCCAAACAATGAACCATATGTAAGACCATACTTAACAGCATCAGATGAGTTAGTGGTTCTCTCAACCTTCATAACTTCCATCTGAGTAGCATTCTTCAACTTCTTCTCTGCTTGGTTTTTAGAGATAGAAGCAATCAAACGACAAGATGTAACACCAGTTAAACCAGAAACAGTCAATGATGTTCTTGGAGTACCAGTTGTGTTAAATGCAAGATTTGATTCGATGTCAATCAGTGTACCTGGGGTAGGTGCAAGAGATACTAACTGATAGTGATCCTTATCATATGCAAGGAACTGTTCATCAGCAGGTAAAGAAATCGTAAAGTCATTAGCACCAGTAACTGTGATGTCGTCAAAAGAACGTGCAACAATAGCAGATTCATCACTAATATTATTGATCGATTCTTTTGGCATCTCGATCATAAGATCAGCAGTCTCTCTATCATAAATCTGAGGACGCAATCTAACTAAGAATCCATAATCCCCTGCTGGAATATTGTTACCAGAGTAGGTAGCAGTAGTAGCAGTTGTAATCTTATTATCGATATTACCTGAAACAGTGCTAATTCTATCAGCGAACAGAGCGTTTACTCCGTTCTGAGTAAAGATGTCATTTGGTCTGATGTCTAATGTGAAGTTAGATTGTGTACCAGTTAACGTACCAGTAGCACCCGCAGAACTTACATTAAAGTTTGTACCAAGAATAACAACCTGAGCATCGTTGATGAGGTCTCCAGCAAATCTAATGTTGTTTGTATCTGGATCTCTACCGATCATTGAACGTGCATCGGTAACTTGGAATGAGAAATGGTCGTTTAGAGTACCGATTTCAATACCATCACGCTCAAGAATCTCCCCATTTCGGAATGAACCATAAACTTGGTAAACGTTGAATACTGAACCACCTGATACATCGCCTTCAACAAATGCTTTTGCCCTAGAAGTTCTACCTCTAATAACGTGTCCTTGAGTAAGTGTGACTGCAGCATCTGTTTTAAAGATTGTTAGAGGTTGTAAGTCAAAAATATATGCTTTAAAAACTGTTGCTGTAGAAGTTACATTAGTACCACTATGATATTCATATGCAGCAATACGACCAAGTGCAACAATCTGACCATTACTGGAAAGGTTATTACTTTGTGCTTGATCTCTAAACTCAATAACTTGATAGTTGGCAGTAATATTATTACCGTTGATGATAGGGGACCCCTGTACATTATTCATCAACATATACTGACCCAACTCAAACGGGATGATTGAGTTCTGTAATGCAAGAGTTTCTCTTGGTTTGATCAAGTCAATGAAACTAGGAACCAGAGTTTCTGATTCGTAACCCTTAACGTATGCTTTACCAGGTCCAATCTCTACAGCATAGTGTGCAGTAGATGCATTATTACCTTGAGGTGAAGTCTCTCCAGGAAGATATACACCACCATTAGAACCATCATTATAATGTTCTCTAACTCTTACATCAAAATCACGAACAGTATAATCACCAGACTCGTCAAATGTTCTTCTAGCAAGTTCTTTTGCAAGTTCGTTATATGCAGATCTTTCTACAAAACTTTCAATCTGAGATTTATTAATTCTTAAAAGTTCGATGAAGTTTTTATCAGTATCATCATCGATAACTTTTTTAACTAGACTGGTTCTGATCCTAAATCTGTGAGCACCAGGAGCAGAATAGTTGGAAGTACCAGTAGCATTATCGTTTAGATTTGGATCATCTTCTGGAGTAACAATAGATTCGAAAATTTCTAGACCAATCCTATAAGAAGGATTGTTTGCATATTGATCAAGAATGATAGTCTGTTCAAGAACATCTACAAAGTGTCCTCTAATAAAGTAAACACCATTAGCAATACTAGCAGTAGAACCTACAGCAGTAGAGTTAGTAGGAAGCAACTGAGAGAAAGGAGTGCCGATCTCAATCAGAGAGTTACCATAAGTAATCTCAGAAGCACAAATCAACTGTTCGTTATCAACAAACTCTCTTGTATCTGAATCTGAACCACCAGATGTTAGATACTTAACGTATAATGTAATATAACCACGCTCAGATGTAGTAGAAGAAATACTGAATATAACTTTTGCTTTGATGCCAGTGGTAAGACCTTCAATAATTTTACCAGTAATTTGTTGTCTATATTGTTCAACGTCTGCACCCAAGAATGATCCTTGGAGGATAACTGCTTTAGCATCAAGGTCATAACCAATCTGACCAGGGATGACCATACTGCCATCCTTAAACATATGCGTACCAAACGACTCAACCTGATTTTGCATCAGAGATTGAAGCGTCGTTAGTTCACGAGCTTGGATAGGGTACCCAGGGCGGAACAGCACTCGGTAAAAATTATTCGCCTTATCGAAATCATCGAAATAAGGAGCGATATTCAGATTGGTATTCTGAGGCATTGGTTTAGAACTCTACTACGATCTTAATGTCTTCAATTTGGTCGCCAGCACGGGAGATTGCTCTCCTATTGTCTATGTAGATGACTTTTCCAGAGTCCTTTTTCACCTCGGATTTGGCGTAACCAGAAGTGAAAGACATACCTAAGTCATACTCAGTGTTATTAATAACACGAGTTGCTTCACCAGGTACGATGGGGAAGTTAATATCAGGGTCGGCAGAAGTACCAGAACCTGAACCAACAACGGTGTTACCACCATCAAAGACTGTTTTATTACCAGAGATTTCAGGGAAGATACCGTCAACTCTGTTTTGGTAATACTTAAGAACTTTTGTTGTTGAGTTCCAAGATACAACTCGACCTCTAGCAGTCACTTGTTGACCACCAACAGTACGAGTTTGAGTAATAATTTCGTCAGTATTAAATGAACCTGTGAAATCTGGCGCGAAAATCACAGCGTTAGTAGCAGACAAAGTAATAGCGTCTGCCAATTCTTCAGTACCATACTTCAGAGGATTCAGAACCAAACCGATACGTCTGTAATCGTTATCAGTTGGGAAATCTCCAGAACCTTCATCGTATGTGAACTTAGTGTTGATCATAGTACGGAACCCACCCAATTCAATTTGGGGACCTGAACCGTGTCCACCTTTCGGAGGAATGATAACGTCGATAGCACCACCAGATCCAGTACCAGCACCGATACCGTTAATCTCATCAATGATGACTTTACCAAAGGAATAGTTGGCACCACCAGAAGTTACAGTAGCAGAGACGATACGACCACCGTCAACCACAACAGATATTCTTCCACCAGTTCCATCACCTTTGATTGGGATGTTCTCGTATGTACCGTTGTTATATCCAGAACCTGCAGATTGGATAACAACAGTGTCAATCTCACCACCAACAGCGTCAGACACAACAGCAGTATCAATCAACACAGGCATATAATCACCTGAGAAGAATTTCAGTACCTGACCCACAGGGATCGTGTACATATACTTCCAACGATAACCGTCAGCAGTTGTGATAATAGATGTAGATGTACCTGTCGGTTCAACCGTTGATGGTTTACCGTTAGGATCACTTGGTGATGTTCCATTGTAAATGCACTTATACGTTTGATAAGATGAGTTAACAACGTAGAAGTCAGCATCATACAGTTTGGTAGCACCAGACGATGCAGTCTTACTGGATGAATAATCGTGACGATACATATCGTACACATAACCCAAACCACCAGTGGTTTGCTCGGGTGGGATCCAGTCAATACGACGAATAACCTGAACAGCGTCGTTCGCAAGAACACGCTTCATCGAGATCATATCATCGAATGAATCAGAAAACTCTTGGAAAGAGTCAACGGGGGTCGGAGGGTTATTCTCGTTATCCCATTCCTGAGGACGCCCAATGTACACATACAGACGATCTCTGTTTGCACCAGCAGCTATGTCACTCTGGTTCTTGTCAGGACCTTCCAGTGATTTGATGAATTTTTCCGCAGTAAAAATTCTAAATTGGTCAGTGAGTAGTGCCATTGGACAGTTTCTACCTTCTCTTTATTTATAGGGGTTAGTCTGGTTCGTTTCTAATGTATGAAAGATATTCAATTTTCAAGGGTGTACCAACTACTCCTGTCGAACCGCCAGTGAGAGTTTCGTTAGCATTCCAAAGATAGTTTCCAGCGTTTGCAACAACTGTTTTAACTACCAAAGTTTTGGATGCATTATCCCAAGATTTCACAGTCGCAGTAATACCTGTGATGGATCCCGTAACAGTTTCATCAACTGTAAAGTTACCATTAACAGGGTCAGTGCTACGCATTTTAAATTGCACCTCAGCAGGGTGCAAATCACCATCTCCTAGTTCTCCAGCAATGGAAACTGTAGGAGATAATGGAGGACTGGAACCATCAGTCATTTGGTCTCCAATCGCAAACAGAGTAGTATTGGTACCACCAACGGTTTCCTCAATACCATAAAGTGATGATGCAATACCACCATCAAGACTTATCTCTCCTTGGAAGTCAGTGTTTGTATTGATCAAATCGGGAATACCATCCCCGAGACCACCAACTTCATCATCATCTTCGAATGCTTTATCTTGAATGTAACTAATAGGAACAGTCAAGGTAATGATTCTAGAATCTGCAAGGTCAATCAGAACGTGAGGTTCAACACCAGTGGAAGTTGCTGAAGCAACACCACCACTGAAGTCAATCACCTGTGATTTAACTTGAGAAGATCCACCATCAATGAAAGCAAGTTCATCAACCTCGAAGACGAGGTAGAGCGCTCTCTCAGATGGGACCCAATCATATACTCTCGCAATCTTATTACTGGAACTTTCTGTTGTTCTAGTAACCCTGTCTCCCACGTTAAAGGTATATCCTGAGACACCGTTAGAATCATTTGCTAATGAATCTATCAGAACCTTTTGATCGTATCGGAAGTTAAGAGCACGGTCGCAACCAGTGAATGAGGTAAGTGTTTTACCTGTATATCTAATAACCTCTCTACCGATAAGAATCTTACCTGAACCAGGATAAGGAGTAGTCGTCTGTACATAGATTGTTTGATCGTTCTCATCTACATCTGCAAGTAGACCAGATATGTTATATAGATTTGAATTATAAGATTGACGGTTACGTGCCTGTTTAGTAAGGTCGGTATTCCTCGTGAATAACACTTGAGGAGCAGATGAATAACCGCCTCCAGGATTAACAACATCAATAGTTGTAATAGAACCTAAATTGATATTTGCTTTTGCAGTACCACCAGATCCACCACCTCCATTAAGCAAGATCGTAGGTGCAGTTTCATAGAACTCACCGACGTTAGAAACATCGACAGATTTGATAACACCAAATTCATCGACTTCTGCAACACCAGTTGCACCTTGACCCCCGCCACCAGAGACAACTAAATTGATGTCTCCCAACTCATAGTTTGCACCAGGAACTTCTAGTGACAAACCAGTAACAAGACCAACAACGGGACGGAGTTCAGCACCTGATCCACCACCACCTTTTACTTCGGCAGTTGTGGGAGATGAGAAATACTCGTCACCGTTAGACAAAACTTGTATGTATTGAATAGATCCAGCAGGAGCAATGATAGTACCATCAGGTGCAACTTCATCCTGCTCATACAGGATTGCCTTTGCTACTGCACCGTTACCTACACCAGTTGTTTCTAATTCAATTCTAAATGGATCGTACCCTTCACCAGGATCCAAAACTCTTACTGAAGCAATCTGACCATTTGAAACTACTGGTTGTAAGACTGCATCTCTAATTGGGGTACCACAGTTACCGATTTTAAGTTGAGGAGGATCGGAAGAATTATATCCAGTTCCACCATCCACCACATAAACCTCTCTAACCCCAAATATGGAGTTAAAGATAGGTTCAATAATAGCGCCGCTTCCTGGTACTGTTCTTGGCATTTACTTAACGAATATCGAGGGTTCCTAGCATTCCACTATGGATTGTGCACTGGTAATACAATGTACTAGGTGCATCCATAGGAACTGTGAATGATTGCATACCTGTATTTGAACCAGTAATACCTGTGGTATATGCAGATCCACCTGATGCAGTTCTAATTGCTAGTGGATGTGCTCCTCCTGCTTGGTTGTGGAGATCATATGTAAATCCACGATAGAGAACAACAGTAGGACTACTGGTTCCACCTGATGCAGGAAATCCTGGTCCTGATACTGTGTAACTGCTGCTGCCAGCAGCAGTAAATCTGAACAGGATACAAGGAGAGGGTTTATGAATTGTGGCGTTATTATATCCCTTAATAATTGATGCACCTGCAGGAGCATTATTGATCTGAGATTGGAATCCTCCACCAATTTCATTGAAGGTAGTACCATCGTTTGCAACTTCCAACTCACCATTGGAACCAATTTTCATTCTCTTGGTTCCAATTTTGATCTCAGTATCAGTAGGAAGTTCTAAGTTATTAGAAGCATCAAACTTTAGTTTCTTAGTTCCACCAGATCCGAAACGAATTTCTGCAGTATCTGGAACTTCAAGGTTACCACTTCCATCAAATTTGATTGATTTAGCAGCATCACCGCCAAAACGGATGTCAGTACCAGTAGGAAGATCCAAATTACCACTACTGTCCATAGCAATGACTTTCGTAGACCCACTATCACCAAAACGAATAGAACTGTTTGAAGGAAGTTCAAGGATGTCATTACTAAATTTAAGTTCTTTACCTGCAGCGAACTTCAGTGATTGTCCACCCAACTCAATGTTGCCTCCTTCATCCTCAGAAACCATACGGTTGTAGGATGTAATCTTGACAGCACTAGAGACAGATAATTCTTGTGACTGATCAGCACCTGCAGCAGTTGTTGTTATATAGCCACGTGCTCCACCATTCTCAGCAACGAAGGAAGCAAACATAACTGTTGCCTTAGCACCAGTTGCATCTTCAATGTTGAGTTTAGTACCAACTTTCATTAATGAGAATCTAAGTCTAAACTTCTCTTCTTGAGTAGAATCTTCAGAAGCAAGTTTTGATGCAATAGTTCTGGTAGCACCAGTGTCAATACTATTAACAGTATGCTCTTGTCTCTTTCTACGATTTAATTCTTGTGTTACTGTGTCAGTAGAAATACCAGTATCTCCCATCCAAATGGTGGATGTATCAAGGTACAAGTCTCTGAATTTCAGTGAGGGTGAACCTAGATCATAGGTTGCATCCGAGTTTGGTAGAAAATGAGTGTCAATAACAACGTTACCCGATCCGTTGTTAGAAAGATTAGTGATCGAAGAACCACCGCCTCCACCACCTTGTAGATCATCACCTGCTTGCCAACGAGCATTTGCCTCGTTCCACTTCAGAACTTGACCGTTACTGACACCGCTAACATCAATATCGGTAAGATTGGAAACAGAAAGTTGACCTTCAGTGAATACTGAACCATTCCATTTTAGAACCTGATTAGTTGACGGACTTCCGACACTAATTTGCAGATTAGTATTGTCTCCAAGATAGGTGTATAACTCATTAATAACATTGTTGAGTTTAATAGCACCATCTCTTAAGGTATCACCAGTGCCATCGTTTGCCGATACACCAATGTTAAGATTTTGCTTAGCCATAGCGGTGGGGTTTTTCTACAGTTTTATTTATGTGAGGTCGAACTCAAAATTAGTCAAGTCAAATCTAACGTTCGATGTAGTGAAGTCGGGATTGTTATTATCCCTATCAAAAGGAACGGCGGTCATATCGTATCGTCCTATATTACTATCCCATTTTAAAACACCTGATGTATCTGTACCACTGGTTCCACCAGTGACAGTTAAGATACTCAGATTAGATGCTAGAGGTGAGTTTAGTGCCTGTTGAGATTCACCAACAGGACCTATTAGCACTACTCTATATCTATAACCAGTCATATAAGATAGTGCTACCAAAGTGTAAGTATTTGAAGTAGCACCAGTAATATTAGACCAAGCAAACCCACCATCAGTAGAGACCTGCCACTGATAATTTATAATTCCTGCTTGCGGTTGGACTTCTGCCAGAACAGTGAATGTTTGTGATCCACCGTTAGCAATAGTTGCATTGGTCGGTTGACTGTTAATAATAATATTGGGTGGTTCAGTATCATCACCACCACCTGAATCTCCTCCTCCACTAGATGACTCTTGTTGGATACCTTGGTTTGCAGGAACATTAACCTGCTGTTTTGATACTAAACCAAAGATGAATGGAAATTTAGGTTCATAACTCATATCTGCGATCACAGTACCGATCGCATTGTTCGCCATACCTGAGTGATTCAGGCAATAGTAATATAGATTTGCAGGTGCATCTTGGGGTACTGTAATTACAGTTTTAGCACCCGCCTGCCCAGGAGTTCCAAAATATGTTACTCCTGAATTGTATTCTGTACCTAGGTTCCAAGGTCCGTTCAAGGTTGCTGAGATACGAATATTGTGTGAAGCGTTTGAGGGATCTGACTGATCAAATGTATAGGTAGAACCTTTGGTAAAGGTTATGTCAGGATATAAAACGCCATCAAGTCTGTATTTGTTGCCATCACTTTCTGCACTAACAGTGACAACATAAGTCTTATCATCCGAAAGATCGTCGTGAATCGACATAAAGTACGCAAAGGTACCATTCGGAAACTCGGGAGTATGACAATAACGCCCGTTATATGCATCAAGATTTCTTCCAGTTATATCAGCATTGTATTCATAGTCTTGAATAAATGCACCTTTAGGGTATGTTGAATCATATGCAGGTCTATTGACAGCAATCTGATCACGCATCTTATACCCTGTGACCATAATTTTAACCGCTGATGTATTATCAGTCGGGTTATCATATCCATATGGTCCGTAAATAGGATACCCGTCAAAGCAAAAACCGATGATCTTAGAGTGACCATCAGGGTGACGCATATTGTCACTTTGATATTGAGTAGAACCGTAGTAATCATTATAGTTTGACATTACCTGATTTGCTTTCCAGCAGTTCAAGAAATGCGAATCACGATAATGATATTGTCCTGTGGTTTCAGGATAACCTCCACAGTTGTCTTCACCAAAGTCAACAGCAGTGTTTGTTGCTGATCCAACCCAGTTAAAACCCTGTGGTGGAGTGCCATCTGGACCACCTGAGGCATTGTAGATAGCAACACCGTTAGCACTGATACCAACGATCCCTACAGGAAGTGTTCCTGAAGCAACTGTGTCATCTCCACCTCTATATGTAAAATTATGTGAGAAAGTATATGATGTAATTGTATTAGAATTATCACTATTCGGGAAAGTACCAGAAAGCACAGGCGTTGGAAGACCATTACCTGTGATAGTCAGAACATCTGTTACTGCGTTGTACTGTCCGTTTGCTGCCATTAGTCTATTTCAGAAAGGTTATATTCACAAATCATCGCAAAAGTTTGCTTCTTTAATGAATCCAGAAACAATTGCTCCTCAGCGGGACGAGCAGGTGATCCTGGCCACATTCTTATCGAGTAATCTAAATGGGAGTAGAGCATCCGAAGAGCGTCTATTCCCATCTTTAACTCGCAATAGAATCCTTCATCTTCCATTATTTAGTTATCGTCGAAGATTTGGTCTGGTGTGAAGTTGTCAACAGTAGTTGCTCCTATGTTAATTGTAAGAATTGCAGCGTTAGAAAGTGTTGGTGTTGCTCCAGCAGCGGTGAGTCCACATCTGAATTCATCTCCACCATCTGCCTGTGTAGTAGCAGGAGAAGTGAATGTAGGAGATGTAGCACCATTGACGTTATTCCAGTCACTCTCACCGTAGTTCTTCTTCTGCCACTGATAGGTTATTGATCCACCAGCAGGATTAGTAGACGCGATCACGGTGAAGGATGCCACCTGACCTTGGTTAACGGTTGTGTTAACTGGTTGTGATTCAATGACGATTGCTTGCTCACCCTGTGCCTGATCTTGACCTGGAGGAACGTAGTTTGGATCATAGATGTCGATACCACCGTTGACTCCAACACCTGAAGGTGCGAAGAAGTTATCAGGAACAGTGGTGTTCACATTGATTGTTGGTTGTGCATAACCTTGACCTGCGTTCTTCACGTCAACACGTGCAAGACCAACAAGTGCCTTGATGCGTGCACCAAAACCTGAGGATGAAATCACATCCACGTTAGGACGTGAATCGTAACCATCACCAGAGTTTGTAAGGATTGCTTCTGTAACACGTCCTTTCTCGATGATTGCAAGAGCGTCTCCATTACGTCCCTTAACAGCACCCGAATATTCGAATGTGATTAGTGAGTTAGAAGATTCAATTAGAGCAACCTCTCTAGTCTCGTCCTCACCTTCGATCTGTAGGATGTCACCTGATTCGATTGGAGGAACAACGGTTGCCGCGATAACGTCAACGTCAGAACCAATGTAAGAGAAGGCGACGAAGGTTGAACCTGCACGAGGAACTTCAGAGAAGATGATTCTAGAACCAACGATCTCGAAACCAATTCCAGGTTCCTGAATAACACCGTTCAACTGACAGATGATATTGTTTTCAGGGAGGATAGTGTTGGACTGTACACCATCAGTTAGTGTAAGTGAGTAGAACACACCACCAAGTTTCAAGTTGAAGGAGTTCCTCAAGGAGTCAAAGTCGAATGAGATGTCATCCAACTGTCTCAACTTACCGACGTACACACCGTGGAATGTAGATCCAACAGCAGGTGCTTCAGTGAATTGGATGTTGTCAGAGAATGCTGTGTAAGCGTTGTTACCACCAGGAGGTTGGAGGATACCATTCACGAAGATCATCATATGACCTGCTGGATCTGGGAAGTATGCAGTACCGTTTTCTTGTGTTAACTTGAAGTTCTGCTGAACACCATCAAATCCTCTGAAGAATCTCTTCACACGCCCGCGTAGGGTCTTAGCGACTGAACACGCTGCTCTGAATCCTGCATCACCAATGATCTGAGCATTCTTGAGGAATGTACCAGAAGTATCACCAAGGTGAATAATCAAGCGAAGACCGATTTGTTGGATCTTCTCAATCTTACCGTAGGCAGATGTTGTGGTGATATTGACCTGTGTAATACCAGATGTATAAACAGATGGGAAGTTAGATCCAGGTGGAATCTTAGCAAGTTGATATGCTGAGTCGTTTGCGATAGATGAAAGGTTATCACCGATACTTACGAAACGTCCAGTCTCATTTGCTAGGAAGATTGTATTGTTATCAAGGTCGTGTTCAGTAACAACGAATGTGTGACCAACAGACTGACCTGAGTTTTGGAGTTGTAGAACATCACCAACTTGGAATGTATCAGTAACACCAGTGTCAGTAATCAATCCTGCGTACACGAAGGAAGTAATTTCAGTGGAGTGGATGTATTCACCAAATCCAGGAAGGAGTGTGAATGCTTCAACTTCGATAATCTGATCGGTAACAGAACCGTAGATAACATCGTTAGGAGCAAATTCTCCAACAACAGTTTCAATGTCGTAGGTAATTCTACCTGATTGGTTATCGACTAGAGAACCATCATTGTTTCTAACGATAAGGGCGTTTGCTTTACCTGTATCTTCCTTAGAATAAAGGATGTCAGTAGCAATAAACTCACCTTGCTTGAAGTTGACCAGTGCTCTATCGTGAATTCCTGCATTCACAGTTGCAGTTGCACCTGTTGTGATTCCTTCGATATTGTCAGAAGCGATGAAATCACCACCTGTCATCTCTACCTTGATGTAAGTTGAGTTGTCAGTTGCGATAATTTTACCAGTGTTTGCTGAAGCACCAGTCTTAACAATCATCTCTCCGTTAGTGAATGGAGTTCCACTACTTGTAACGGTGATAGGAAGGTACTTAACCTTGTAGTTAACAGCAGCGAGGTTATCTTGAATTCTGATAACTTCAGCATATGCACCTGATGATGTTCCGTAGAATATATCAGCAGGTTCAATACCACCAGATGTAGGTGTAGGAATAATACGATCGCCATATGTGGTTGGAATCCTATTGATACCAGTCTCTCTCGCGATTGCAAGTGTATGAATTTCTCCTGGAAGTCCAGGTGTTAGAGATGTAAGTTTGTCTCCATCAATGTATTCTGCCAAGTAGATTTTGGAAGAAGTAGTGTCTGGGTGGATGTAGTACGACTCCCTGTCAAGTTCCACAATATTTGTACCCAAGACAGTGTAATTAACTCGGTCATATGCTTCGAATGGATGATTGTTTTTAGAGATAGAACCGTCAGAGTTTACATCAACACCAACGTCAATTGTTTGTTTGAGGTAAACAGTTGGCAACTTCGATTCTGCAAGAGCAGTATATACCAAATGCCACAACTGCTGAATCTTATGTACAGCAGTCATCGTAGGACGCATCTCTCTATCTTTGTAGAGAGGTTCGAAGTTGTAAGTTCCAGGTTCGGGAGCAGTACCAGAAAGGATATGTGTGATCATATCTGTGGTTGCTGTCGCGTGGAAGATTAGATAGGTTCTAAAGATATTAGGGAATGCGACGAAATTACCCTCGGCATCAAACCAAGTATTAATTAGTTCGATTGTTTTAGCGTTACTATCAGTCAACAAGTCATAAATGTACGCTTTTCTGATTATATCGCCAAATGTTTGATCACCAGTGTATCCAGAATACTGGTTCACTGTCTTATAATATGCTTCTCTATTAATATAGAGATCATTGATTGAAAGTATGCGTGATGCCTGACGATACATTTCAGGAGCAGATCCTAATGTATCCTCAAGAAGATCAAACAGAATGTTGGAAGCAGATGTTACGTTGTAGCAAACACCACCACCAAACAGTAGAGTGTTGTTTAATACAGGTGCGTTTCTACTAATGCCTTGGTTAGTGAAGTAACTACCATTTCCAGCAGCAGCATCTTTAACAATACCAATAACGATGTCGAATAGAGAACTGATAGTTGAGGATTCAACATTACAAGCACCAGATCCTGCCTGATCATATGTGATAGTGAGATCACGAACAGCGGCACGTTCACCTGTCAGTGGCCACTCGCCTGGTAGCGTACGTGAGATGCCATCTATGTAATTTTGTGGGTTACTTGTACCACTGTTGAACAGATCTACAGTGATTCCCATCAATGTTGTGATAGCAGATGCTTGAGTAGCACATCTTGTTGCTCCACCACCACCTGTGATCCAACTGATTGAATTAGTTGTAGAACTAACGAACGTGTGGTTATAGTTACCACCACCCTGTACAGCATTAGATACAGCGGATACGAATGTATGAGGATACTGTTCACTAGAAGGTGAAGGGTTAACATTAACCTTGATTCGACCATTCTTAAACTTGATTCCGTTTGCAATTGCACTGGTAAATGTGTGAGTGTAGTTACCACCAGCAGAGATTGCGTTAGGTGTAGCACTTACAAATGTATGAGAAGTTGTGTTGGTTGAAGGAGTTCTGCCAGAAGCAAGAACGTTGACTGTGACTGTAGTTGCAGTTGCAGCAGTAACTTCAAGAGGAACATCGTATGCTCTATCCTTCTTCCAAGTAACACCACCAGATGTTGCTGAAACAAAGGTGTGTGCAGTAACGTTAGTTGAAGGAATACCATCAGAAAGGAGAACCTGAACTTTAAAGGTATTGGCAGTTACGTTAGAGATTTCCAACCAAGATCCTGATGCAGGGTCACTGCTTCTTGGATATGCGTGGTTAGATCCATCACCATCTTGAGCACAAGTAAATGTAACTCCATTATCAGCAATCTTAATTTGATCACCATTAGAGAACCCGTGCTGAGGAATAGTCAGCGTCATAATACCAGATGTGCCATTGTAAGCAGCATCAGTAACTGTATGAGTTGTAGTTGTAGTTCTAGGATACGAATGGTTGGTTGCGTTATCGTCTTCCTCACAAGTAAATGTAAGTGAATTGGGTTGAATCTTAAGATGTGAACCAGTAACAAGACCGTGACCATTACCAAGGGTCAAGATCATCAATCCTGTAACGGGATTGTATGCAACGTTTGAAGGCGTGAAGTTAACTGTGCCTGTAGTACCAACGTTTACAGTAAATGTATTTGTAGCAACGTTTCCAATAGGAAGGTACTTGTTAGCAGCAGGATCAGATACACGAGGATATGAATGAACAGTATAGTTGTTGTCCATATCACAAGTGAAGTTCAGGGAGTTGCTAACAATCTGAACGTTGTCCCCGTTGGCGAACCCGTGGTTAGGAACCGTAAGAGTTAGAACACCAGTTGCAGGAACATATGCTGCATTAGTTGCAGTAAATTCAGAATCACCAATCTCAAGAACAGTTAGAGATTTACCTGATGCATAGTCAGTGGCACGAGGATATGAATGGTTAGTAGCATTACCATCCTTAGTACAAGTAAATGTAACTGCATTGTCAGGTAACTTGACGTGTCTACCAACATCCAAGGTGTTGGAACCGATGTCAAGGAACATATCACCAGTTGTTTCATTGTATATTGCGTTCGTTACATCGTAGTTAACGTTACTAGTTGTACCAACATTGACTGTAAATGTAGAAGAATTAGAAGATGTGACTGGAAGAAGAGCACCGTTTGAAGGATCAAGAGGTCTTGGATAAGTATGCTCTGATTGATTACTGTCAAAGTCACAAGTAAACTTCAATGCATAAGTTGCAATCTGAACAGCGTCACCTGTCACCAGACCGTGACCAGTCTTAGTTAAGACCAAATCACCTGTTGCTGCATTATAAGTTGCGTTTGTAGGAGTTAACTGACCAGTTGTTGAACTGCTAGAGTCAATAGTAATACCATTATCATATTGAGGATAACCTTCAGTGTAACCATTAACATTAACTAACTGCTGTCTCATCACCTCAATAGCGATGTCACGTGCCTGTTCGAAGATGTACTTAACTTCAGTAGCCTGTGAATTGATGTGCTGGATAGCGTTTGCATCAGTGATATAGAACTCAGTTGCATACCAGACCTTATTATTACCACCGTGCTTGAGGTTCCACGCCATTGCTTCAAGGATGTCAATAACATCATCGATACAAGACTGGTAACCATAACCACCAAATGTAAGGTTAGGGTATTGAGCATATCCACGTCCTACAGCAGTAGAAGCGATGAATCTCATATTATTGAGGATCTCATTACCTGCGTCGTAGTCCTTATTAGTAGTAGCGTTACTATCATAATCACCACGTGGAACTCCACCACCAATAGCATTTCCACCGCCACCACCAGCACTGACATCTTCGAAGGGAGTAAACCCAAGTTTATTGCGGATCGCGAGAACTGACATATCTCTCGCCATCTTATAAGCGTAGATTGTCTCTTGTGATTGACCAGTGACGTGACTGAGACCCATATCTGTATTCAGATAGAGTGCTGCAGCATCATATACTTCACTGTTAGAAGAGAATCTCAAATCGTGAGCAACAGAGTTGATGAAATCAACGATGTCATCCTCACAATGAACCTTACCACCAGGAACTCTGAAGTTGTAATGCTTGAATGCTGATGTCTTAGTTACAATGTCAACTGCTTCAGCAGCAATAGTACGAGCATTTCTTTCAATGATGTTTGCAGAATCAAGTGCTCTATGTGATCCTTGGAAGATCTTAGGATCGGGAGGATAGAATGTGCTTTCGGTAATTACTGATCCAGTTAGATCGTAGTTGACAGTAGCATCATATTCTTTTCTGTATGCAGTCAGGTCACTATACTGAAGTTGATAGAAATCATCGATAGTATTAGGAGTTGTACCTACAATATTAGCAATGTTCTCGTTTCTACCTACCAAGAGGTTCTGAAGTGCTTTATTTGCAAGGAACTTGACGTGCTCAAGAGCATCAAGCATTGCAAGCAATTCGTGCTCAATATAGTTAATATTACTCTGTGAATCAAGATAAGAATCAATCATACCCTGAATATTAGAGTTACCACCAGTGATCAAGTCACCTGCAACAGCGGGTACGATGTGATCTCTAATGTCTCTAACACACTTCTCTCTGCTAGGAATGTCAATCTTATCAATCTGGATAAAGTTGACCATAACGTTCCATTCTTGCTCCATCATAGAGACTGCTTCATCAGCAATCACACCACGGTTGAAGTAAAGAAGATCAGCACCATCTCTAAATCTATGTCCTGTTGGAGACATAACTTCCAACATATTGTCAATCAAGTCAGAGATGAAACCTGTAATTGTAGATGCTGCAGGAGATGCGAAATAATTAGGAACTCTAATTCTGTTTGTGTACTCGCCAGTCAGATCAGTTGCATCTTTAGTGATGATGTCATTACAGATCTTACCAACTTCACGCCAAGTGTAGATTGACTGTAGAAGTTCACCGTTGATATGCTTCAGAGCACCAGATCCTTCCAAGTATCCTCTACCTGCAACGATTGTGTGATAATTACCACCCAACTTAAGGTCATCGATAATAGCAGGGATTATAAAGGAATGAGTATCGCGAATACACTTATCAGTACCTTGAGTTGAAGTACCTGTGTCACCTGGAATATTAAATGCAGGATATTTCGCCTTCATTCTACCAACTGCTTCTTCAGCGATCCAATAACGGTTCTTATAGATGATGTCACCACAGTCTCTATAAGCATCACGAGAAACATCAACTTCCTCTGTCATAATCTCTTCACGCCAGAGTTCTACTCCATCGGCATTAGCAGAAGAGATGATAGTCTGTTCATATGTCGCGTAGACAGCAGAGAGTTCTATTGGGAATGGTGCTTCTCCGTTGAAACCAAACGAGATGTCAAGAGCACGGAAATCATAAACGGTGGGGGGTATAAACCCACTAGAATAGCTGGCGGTTCCTTTTCTGATAATAAGGTTATCCATATTACCTGTGAAAGTCTCACCATTGTTCCAAGATGCACCAACACTGATAGGACTATTACCATAGTCTGAAGCGTCAGTGTAATCTGATCCAACCTGTTGTCCCGCAACGAACAGTTTGGTCACATTAGATGCTCTGGAAATAGCAATGTGATACCACTGATTTGCATTAGGAATAGCACCTGCAGCAGTGATATGGTCAGTTGTGGCAATACCAAACTTCAGTGATGTACCCTGTAAGAAGATTGAACCAGCACTGCTGCTGGATGCAGTTCTGAAATCAATAAGTCTTTGTGTTCCAGATACAGTTGTAGGATAGATCCACATCTCGATCGTATAATCACCAGTACCAAAAGCAAAGGCGGCATTAGAAGCGTGGTTGATTCTAGAAGATGTACCAGAGAAATCTAGTGATCCTGTACCAGTTCCAGGGTTCAACTTATCAACAGTAACGTTGTTATAAGTGATTGTGGAGTTTGTGATGTACTCAGCAGTGGTGAATGCACCAGTAACACCTTTTGTATATGCCCATTTAGAACCAGCGTTGGTTCCGATGATCTCTGCAACAGCACCTGAAGATATACCTTTCAGTGTTTGACCGAAGTTGAAGAATCCACCAGATGATTTGTCCTTATAAGAATGCTTGATAGAACGGATTGTCTCACCTTCAGTGAAGGTGTACGCTGGTGCAATTCTAGGAACATTACTAATAGACCACTGATAAGTTGCAGGATTAGCACCAGTAGGATCTTGTAAGGTGTCAGTAACAATTTTGAAGAAGTTTGCAACAGCAGATGTTTGAGCAACACAAGCATTTACATTAGGAATTGTAGTTCTACCTTGTGAGTAGTCTGCCTGAGGTGCAGTTGATGTAACTGCTGCTTGGAATGCCGCTCTAGTGCCTGGAGATGCAGTTGTACCAAGGTTTGTAATCAGAATGTCCATCAGTGTAGTGATGGCAGCAGCAACCGCCTGACAGGTCGGAGACGCAGTGTCAGCAGTGATAGAAATAGTTACTTGGTTCCAACCGTGTGATCCTACCTTAGTGACAGCAATATTTCTCATAATATCGAGAGACATTGCCTTTGCCTTAGTAAAGGAGTTGACAATAGTGTCTCTATCACCAGATGTCACACCATAATGAAGGATTCTGTCTGTTGCTTCCCAGATGAAATCGTTACCACCGTGTGCAACGTTATAAGCAAGTGCTTCAATAACATCAACGATGTCTGATAGACAATGCTCATCTCCACCAGATACGTTATATCCTGGGTTCTGAGTCTTAGCATAATGAAGTGCTTCGTAAGCAATGTACCATTTGTTAGCAAGTAACAAGGTTCTAGCGTCACCGTGACTGTTGCTTACAACTTCATATTCTGGAGTGATGGTAAGATCTTTCCACTGAGACAACGTTGTGTGCTCTGTGGTGATGTTAACCATATTAATACACTGGTTAGCGAGGTCTCTCGCAGCATTCATTGCATATACAGTCTGTGCTTCCTGTCCACCAACGTGATAGACAGTATTATTCTGAACATAGAAGTTTGCAGCATCCCAGACTTCAGAGTTACCATCGTGCTCAAGTTGCCAAGCAATTAGGTTGAGCATATCAACGATGTCATCCTCACAATTAGCACTGCCTGTAGGAATGGTAAAGGAGGGGTAGAAAGCCAACATTCTGCCCACCGCTTCTTCAGCGATGAAGCGATTATTCTTCACAATCGCTTCAGCAGCGTTATTAGCACGAGTATCGTGTACTGTTCTGATAGAAGAGTTACCGAAGTAGATCTTCTTAAGTCTGATATTTGTTCCAGGTGCAAAGTCATTACCAGTTAGACTGTCGTAACGAATCTCTTGGTTTCTAACTGCTTCGAAATCTAGGAAGTCTTGGTTGTTAGTTGTCTCAGGATCGTATAGTTCAGTTGGGTTAATAACAGTTTCACCGATGTCATCAAGAATGACGTTCGGGAATGTGATTGAAGGAACTCTCTGGAAGACAAGAGCAAAGAAACTAGATGAAGGTGAAAGGTCAACAGTATCGATAATCTGATTAGATATTTCATCCTGATAAGGTGAGATAGCAGAAACAGTTGCTGCAATGTTAGATCTTGCAGAGTAGATTATGTCATTGAACTTGATCTCAAATTCACCAGTTTCAAACTTAGAAGTACCAGATGTTCTAGAAACAACCAGAGAGGTATTGATGTTACCTTCATCAAGGTTGTTCTCCTCAATGATTGCAAACTTACCAGATAAGTTAGTAACTCTCTCACCCTGTTCAAAGATTGTCTTAGATGAAACTGGGAAGATACCACCAGTTCCTTCTCCAGAATCACCGATTCTAGAGTTAAATCCAGTAGCACTGTTAAGAATAAATTCGCCCTCTTGGAATCCTCCGCTTGGTCCGTTCTCAATATTAAGAAGGTCAATGTAGTCAGTACCAGAATCCACAACAATACCAGTTGCTTCAGAGATAATACCTCTGACCCTGTTACCAACTAAGGGGAAGATACCACCGAGTTCAGAGAACTGAACACGAGTAATTAAAAGTTGAGTGAATGTAATATTTCTGAACTTAATTCTAGAAGGTGCCTTTGGAGGTTCAGAGAATACAATAGAAGGACCTGCTGTAGAGAATGAATCTCCAGGTGCCTGTGCGACACCATTAAGAAGAACAAACATCTGATCTTCAGTCGCAGTAATAGAACCACCCTCAACATTCAGTGGGAATTGAGTTCTGATACCATCAAAGTCTTCGGAAATGTTATCAATCTTCTTAACGATAGAAGTTAGAATTTCCTCAGAGTTAGTAAGTCTCTTCTGTCTGAATAGGACTTCAGTGTTATTAAATTGTGTGTATATTGGTTGTGCGTTAGCAAATGATGTAATCTGGTTAATATTAGTGAATGCGTTGATATTAACTTCTTTAACAAGATCAGATACAACCTTTCTTCCAGAAATATCCTTACCACCAGTGATTGATAGTTCACCAAATAGGTTGAATCCAACAGGGTGGTTTGTTTCTAGTACAGGTTTTCTCCACTGGTTGATAGGTGTTTCAGACTTAATAACGTAGGAGAAGTTCTGATAGAAGTAACTATCTTGAATTTTCTGAACGATTTCAGATGGTTTACCAACGTCATCGATAAACTGACCTGGAGTATTAGTTAGTGAGTCAATATTAAGAGTACCACGAGCGATTGAAAGGTTATCAATCAAACCAGAAGCACGAGAAACTTCACCAGTTACACGCTCACCTGGGGTCCAAACACCGTCATAGTTCTCAAGTTTAAGGATTCTAGGTCCAATCTGCCAACCTTGGTTAGTAGAAACATAACCTGTAGCAGATGCAAGTTCAAGTGAAGAACCTTGATAAACAAGTTCACCTTCTAAGAAACGAGATGTTTCAACGATAGCAGTTGCTTGACCACCAAACACTTCGGTTAAGAGAATCTGTCTACCTTCACCTTGTGTCAAGAATGTGATGTAAGAACCAGATTCAGCGTCAAGTTTAGTAAGTGAGATTCTAAGTTGGTCAGATTCAAGACCATTTGCCTCTCCAGCAATAGCATAGTAAGTCTGAGTAGAAGATAGACTGACCAAACCAGCAGAACTTGGTTTTGGTAGAATACCAACTGTAGATCCAAGATCTTCTGCTCTCAACTGGATTTCAGCACCAGTCGTAATACCGTGTGGGAAGTTAAACTGTAGGTAACCGAGGTCAATGTTAACAACGTAGTTAAATTCTGACTTAAGTGTGACTGAAGGTTCAGAACTGTATCCTGCACCAGGATCTTTGATGATAACTTCACTAAGACGATTATTCTTAACGATCGCTTCAGCAGCAGCACCTGATCCACCACCACCAGAAATAACAACAGCAGGTGTAGAGGTGTAACCAGAACCAGGGTTTGTGATCTTGATTTCTGCAAGAATAGCGGTATTAAACAACTGAAGGTTCACTGGGAAAGTGATTTCAGGTCTCAAAGTATAGTCGTGAGAATAACCGAAACCAAATTCGTTGTTCTTAAGTTTCTTGATACGTCCGATACTCTTACCTTGTAGGAATACAGAAGCACCTGAACCTTCAGAAGGAATCACAACATCAAGAATACCACCTGAACCAGCAAGTAGAGGTCCAAGAATTCCAGAAATAGAGTCAATATCTATAGATGCTGTTGTATATCCTTTACCAGCAGAGGTTAAAACAACGCTAGTGATAACACCAGTGAAGTCTCCATCATCAGTAACAGTGATATTACAACTTGCACCTTCTCCATCTCCTGAAATAGGTACGTTATAGTACACACCATTAACATATTCAGTACCACCATTGGTGATACGAACCTTTTCAATCTCTCTGTTAGACGCAATATCAGTAACGATAGGTAATTTCTGATAGAATCCACCTGGATTCACCAATTTAATGGTTGAAATAGGTCCAATTGCCTTAATTGATGTTGTAGAGTAGATAGAACGTGGAAGTCCAAACTCATTATTGCCTACAGGAGCGTTAGATTTCTCTGGTTCAACAAGAAGTGGGAAGTCAAACTCCAATCCATCACTAGAAACGTTAGAAATAGTGAATGTTCCTGCATAAGGAGACTGAATAACGTCAATAAATGATCCCTCACCAACAGGAGAGTTGTCTGCTGAGGTTCTAGATGGGTCAAAGTAGTATGAGATGTTAGTAATATCTTCATTGATGATAAATTTAACCAACGGAGTCGGTGAATCATCATCAGTAAATCCAGGTGTACCCTCTCTAATGATGTTAATGAATGGATATTCCAGTTTATACTGGTTATCTCTAGAGAATGACAGGAAGTATCCAAGGTTAGAAGGATCGTCAAGGTCAAAGAGATACTGATGTCCTCTAACAAATAGGAACTTAGGATGCTTAGCGTAGATATTAATGTTAGAAACAGAAGAACCTGTACCTGAGAAGGTAGGATCCTGAACAGCAGTGCTTCTTATACGGAATGTGAAGTCTCTACTAGTAAATATTTCCTCAACAAAGAATGAACCGTTATATTCATTAGTAGCGAATCTCTCAGTAAAGATAATATCATTTACTTCATAGTTGTGTCTGCTAGTAGCAGAGCAGTAAACAAGGTCAGTATTTGTTAGTGCTTGTGAAGGAACAACGTCTTTATTGAGTTTTGCCTGAAGATTGAATTGTTTAACACCAACAAGACCACCAAATGTTGCAATCTTACCAGTTGCATCTACAGCAAATGTCAAGTTAACAGCATCAGCATCAATGGTGTCTCCTTTAATAAAGGTGGAGTCAGCATAGATCTGTTGAATTCTAATAGTATAGTCAGCAGAATTGAAAGGTTTCCAAGATGCAAATGCTGCAAGAGTACCAGATCCGTGAACACTGTTCGCCAAATCTACTTGGAATGAACCTGCAGTCGATGTGAATGCCCAGTTGATATTACCATCAGAGACAGTACCTGATGTGTGTACAGGAGCAACAGCACCTGCAGTAGCAGTTGTACCAGATGTATAGATCTTACCGTTACTATAAACAACATCACCAACTGTATAGTTCTGATTTTCCTCCCAAACAGGAGTTGTGGTAAGAACGGTGAACTCTTTGTCCATCTCGTTCACATCACCAACAGTTGATTTTAGAAGTTTAGAGGTATCAAACGTACCAATAATCTTACCGATCTTACAAGAACTTGTTCCAACCTCAACGACAGTACCGTATGCAGATACAACATCATTACCACCAATCACAGAATACTGTTGAAGTATTGACCCTTTAGTAAAGGTAGCATTCTGATTGAATGTGAGTGTCTTAACAAGGTCAATAGTAGAGTATTTTGCATCTCTAATATAGAACTTAGGAATAACCTTAGTAGTAAGAAGCAATTTCTTACCACCCTGTGTAGGAATAGTTGCAGTTCTAGTTGCGTATGACTGGTCAGTAGATGTAACTGTATAAACTCCAGGGACGTGGGTTGATACAACATCTGAGTAATCAAGGATCTGAATACCAGCAGGACCTATTAACCAGGGGTTAACAGCAACCGACTGGGTATTAAACGTATAACTGCTGCTGGCGGCGACGTTTATGGTATGTCCTGTCTCTACATCATTCAGGGTGAATGAACCAAGTTTTGTCTTATCTTTGTCAATCTTATAAATGAATGCTTTATCAACTGAGTTTGTTCCAGTAACAAGACCAGCAGTGAATGCATCTATGTACTTAGCAGAAGGTGTAACAACAAAGTTGTCAATCCAACCGATCCAGTTGTTAGTAGAACTTGGAGTTGAGATAGGACCAAGTGTTGCCTGCATCATATTAACGTCAACAGTAGCACTGTTAACTGAATGTGCTTCTACACCATTAATGTAGATACGATAGATGTAAGAACCAACTCCAGGGCGTTGCTTAGAAATAGCAACGTGAACCCACGCTTCAGAGTTAAATGTAGTCCAGAATGTTGTACCAGTAGAATATGAGGTAGATCCATTAAGATCAAGGAAGATCTTACCGAAATTAGCACTACCTGAAGTACCATCGACACCAACCTTGACTTCTTGACTTAACTGAGAGACAATACCGAAGAATTCTGGGTTAGATGCCTGTGCAGCATATTGAGTATTGCCAAGAGCAAACCAACCTTCCATTGTCCACTCAACACTAATATCAGCAGTTGTACCATACTGAAGGAGCATTGAGTTAGAAGCATCAAGTTTCAGTGAAGATGCACCATTGTAGAACTTAGTATTATCAATAACAGCGTTGCCTGTGGCAGCCCACTGCTTGTTTGTACCAGTTCTTAGAGTGTCATTGTATGTTTCATCAAAGATGTTGTCTGCAGTGTTCCAGTTGAAGATAGCAAGTTGATCTGCCTCAACTTTATTACCAGCAATCAAAGTATCGCCAGAGTTGTCATTTGCAACACAAGTGGCGTGATAACCAATACCATTTGTCTCCGATACTTCAGCAGCAGAGAGAACAGAACTAGTATTCCAAGAAATCTTGACACTAATTGATTGAACAGCGTTGAAATCTCTTTCAACAACTGCACTGAGGTCAATATTACCAAATACATCAAAAGTGACCCCTGCATTCTTGATAGAAGTGTAAGTTCCAGTAGGAACGTAAATTTTAGCAGTTGCTACTTGTGTATAGTCTGCATTATCAAATTTAGCGTAAAGAACACCGTAGTTCTTAGCATTTGTATCAATAGCAGTTGCAGTTACATAAACTGAACCATATTCATCAATAGCAAATGTAGGATCAGCAAACTGATAAGCACCAGATTCGATTTGCTTAGACCACTGTACTTCAATAGTAGCAGTATCGTAGTATGTCTCACCAATAATGATATTGGCGGCACCTGCAGGATCAGAGATACCACAGAAGAGGAATGTATCATTGGTTCTCCACTCAATCTGATGAAGATGCTCACTTGCAGCGGCAGAAGCGATCTTACGCTTCTCCATAACAGATCCATCAATATCCATCAATGCAACCCACATATCGTCAGGTGCAGTGGATTTTGAGTCAGTATGACCAGCAATCATCACACGACCATCTTGGTCGAGTCTGATATTAGAAGCATAGTCTCTTCTGGTAGATCCAGAGATACCAGCAATGTCACGCTGCCACTGAATAAGACCATCAGGATTGTTGGCATTGTCAAAACCTGACTGATACTTAGCAACAACAATGTCAGGGTTGTGAGTTAGGTTACTAATATTTGGAACAGTCTCACCGACAACATAGATGTTATGAGGATTAGAGTTCTCAATATGAAGTGACTTCCACTGCAATGACTTATCATCAGTTGCAGGAACGGTAGGAATTAGAGTACGCTTCCAAAGCAATCTACCATCGCTATTAAACTTAGCAAGAACACCTGCTGTATCGCCACCTACAACTGTTGTCTTACCACAGACATAGAAAGTACGATCATCAGCAACTTTGATGTCATTGATAGTAAGAGTAGAACCTGCTTCTTCAAGGAATGCTAAGAAGTAAGTTGCTTTCTTGAATCTCTGAGGATGAGAAACACGAATCTGTGGAGGATTAGTTTCAGAGTATCCTGAACCAGAGTTAATAATACTTACAGTTCTTACAGCACCACCTTCATCTCTATTGATGTCAATATTGAAATCTTGACCAGAGTCAGTAATGATCTCATATGTTGGAGGAATGTCCTCAGAATATCCAAGACCTTCCTGATCAACAGTAACTCTTTCAACACCATCGATCACTTTCACTCTGAAAGTCTTATTGGTGTCATCAAGAATAGGTGTGGAGTTAATAATGATCTGATCATCTACACGCAGTTCGTGCTCAGTTGCAGTAGTGATACGTCCATATGGGCGATCATTTGAGATATAAGAGTTGAAACCTGCAATATCTAAACCTTTAACCGCTTCAACTTTTGCGGAGGCTCCGAAACCATCAGTTCCCTCGTTATCAAAGTATAGTTTATCATTGACTTTATATGATATACCTGGGTTCTCAACCACGAATCCGTCAACTTTAGCGTCTTCGAACTTGGTCGTAGTCTCAATATCAATATCAACAACTGATCTTGTAGAAACTTTAGGGTAGTAATCAAATAATTGTAGTACGGGTTCTTCAGTGATCTGAATAGGTGTGGTGTCTTCAAGGTTATTGATAAGACCATCTCTATTAGTATCTTCAATTTCGAAGATAAGATCCTCACCAAGTTCAGTAACAAGAGTATCAGTTGCTTGGTTAGGTGTACGATCAATATCAATATCCACATCCTCATAAGGATCACGGAATCTAACCACATCAGCAGGGATATTGGTCTGTACAGCATCTTGAGAGAAGTTCCACTCATCAGGTGATGAATACAACTGAGGTCCACAAATGTATGGGAATATAGGATTACCAGCATCAGTTGCGTCGATTGCTACGAAATAAGCGTAAACACCCTCAGGGAACTGAGGAGTCTTACAGAAACGACCGTTATACTGGTCTAAATCACCCTCTTGGAAAACATATTCATAATCATCAATGAATGATCCTGCAATATAATTGCTAAGAAGAGGACCATCTGCGCGAATTGGGGTAGGGTTAGTATCAACATCGTACAGAAGTACAGGTTTAATTCTATAAGATGAACGAATTCTTCTAACACCAGATGACTGGTCAGTAGCATCAATGTAACCGTAAGGTCCGTAGATAGGGTTACCATCGAAAGCCCAACCCAAAATAGGAGAGTGTTGGTATCCAGTCGAAAGTTCTTGTAATTGCTGTGTTGACTGATTCTTGAATACGTTATCACCAAGAACATATCTTAGTTGCTTAGGATCTGAAAGGTGTGCATATTCACCACCATATTGTGTATTATATCCTGCAAACACATAACCACGTGCTGTATCAAAGTTTGCTCCAAGTTCATCCTGAAGGTTTCTAGTCCACTCAAATACAGTTGCAGTAAATGCTGCTAGTTCACCAACCGCTCCCAAGCGAATAGTAGTATTACCAGTAGTATAACCAATACCTCTGTTTATAACAGTAACACCAATAACTTTACCTCTATCCTCACCAACAGTACCGATAGTTGCTCTTGCAATGGCACCGTAACCGTCTCCATTGATTACAATCTCAGGAGCAGTTGTGTATCCTCTACCTGCAGCAATGATAGCGATAGAAACGATTCTACCGTTAATGATGATTGATTGAGCAACAGCACCTTCACCAGAGTTCAACTTAATAGTAGGAGAGGCAGTGTAAGTGGAACCTGTGTTATCAATACTTACAGATTGAATAGGACCACGTACCTGCGCGGTAGCAGTACATCCAGTACCACCCCCACCAGAGATGGAAACATCAGGTTGTGATGTATATCCTTGACCTGGGGTCTCAACAAGGATCTTAGATACTATACCATTGGTAATAACAGCGGTAGCAGTAGCACCGAATCCACCACCACCCACGATAGAAACAAGAGGACTAGAAGTGTAACCAGTACCCCCGCTAGAAACTGAGATCTCACTTAATGCACCGTTAACAACAACACTTGCGCTGGCACCACTACCGCCACCACCATTGATTTCAATAACAGGAGGATTAGCAGCATCATACCCAGTACCAGGGTTATCAATAGTTATACCAGTCAATCCACCAAACTTAATCTTAGTCTGTGACTTATAAGACCAAGTAGATACACCGTTTACCCAAGCACCAATAGGACCAAAGGATGTGTCTGTACGTCTAGAGATTGTATTGATAACTCTAGGAATACGGATCAATTTACGCTGGTTTCCAGGAAGTAGCGCAGATCCTAAGAAAGGACCAACCTGATAGTTTGGAATACCAGAGGATGCAATGTATGCATACTGATCATTGAAGAATGTATTCTGTACGTTGGTAGTAAAGTCTCTGATAGCAACGCTAATACCCTCTTCAGGTGACTTACCTTTGTTGAGGTCAACAGAAAGAAGGATATTACCCTGTGGTGAGTTAGGGGCAGGGGCAGGAATATTATATTCAAACAGTGTATTACTAATACGGGAGGTTACAAAGAAGGTACCGTTAAACACAGTTGGGTTTGCACCGTAGATTGTAACAGTGTCACCAACCAGTAGACCGTGGTTATTAGAGCAAGTAACCGTCGCAGTCTGATTATTAAGACCACCAGGGACGATATTGGCAATATTGATTAGTTTTTTAACGTTGTACAACCAAGAAGTGACTCTTTGGTCATTAGAAGTCGAACCAAGTGATGCAACGTTTAGTTTGTCACCAGGAAGATAGTATGAACCATTGTCAGACAATACAGTGGATTCTGCATCAGCAATACCAAGAACACGTAGTTTACACTCAGTTTCAGTGCCACGGTTTACATAAACGAAGATGTCAGAGTAAACAATAGTACCAGCATCCCAATCTTCAACCACACCGTTCTTAGAACGAGTACATTCGATGAACTGGTTTAGTGTTTTCTCTTTATACTGTACAACTTCATCGTCATTGATACGGATTGTACCGTTTCTTTCTGGCCAACCGATAGTAGAGTCAACTGTAATAATGGACTCAGTAGTAGAAAGTTCCTCAACAAGGAGTGTTCTGTATGGGATAGTAAAAGAACCCTGCAGTGTTTCCTCAGAAATTGCAAGTTCATATACAGTACCAACACCAGTATCGATGGCAATAACGTTCTCAATCAGTGCAGATGCACCTTTTACACCAGTATCAACAGGATCAACATACTGAATCAACTGTGAATCGAGTAGATTCTCAAGTGAACCTTCCAAAAGTTCTGCTCTGAGAACGGTATCTACGTTCCAAGTTGCAGCAGATGGTTTGATAATCTCATCTTTAGGATAAGAAACATCAACATTTTCAGAGTAAAGTATCTTAAAGAGGTACTGTGTGGAGATTTTCGTACCTTTCGATGCGTAAAAATCACCAATAGTCTTAATAATCTGCGGAGCATTAACTTTATTGTAGTCAATTTCCGCGTTTGGAAGATATTGATTTACGAATCTTCTGTATAATTCCTTAGCAAAAAGATTATCTAGATTACTAATAGTGCTTCCAACAGCGTGAGAAGACTGTTGTAGATCGGATTCTTTGCTGTATATCTGATGACCTGCTTGGTCAAAGGAAGTAACGGCAGATACTCCGCGTTTTACGTTGACGAATGCTGATGGTTCGTATCCTACTCCAGAACTATGGATAGTAAAACCTGTAATCTCTCCAAAACCAACGTCACAAGACGCTTCTGGTGCAGGAGGAGCAGCGATAAAGACCTTAGGAGGTTCTGTATCAGAGTATCCAGTACCAAAGTCAGTGATATTAATGTCAGTGATTTCACCGTTGAAGATGGTAGCAACTGCTGTTGCACCAGTACCACCAATAGGTTGATTGTTAGAATCCTTTCTATTATCAACGATATACACAGATGGAGCATCGGTATAACCCTTACCACCTGTCAATAGTTCAATATTAGTAACTCTACCACCAGTACAAGATACATCAAGGATCTGTGCACCAACAGGGTCAATAATCTTTGCCCTGATGTTACCTTCATATCCTTGACCTGAAGAAATAAGATTAATGCTTGTTACTCTACCGTCAGCATCAAGAATTGCCTGAGCAGTTGCATTAATAGCATTATCTCCAGTAGGAGGATCCATATACACCAAAGGTGCAGTTGTGTATCCTGAACCATTGTCTACGACTGAGATTGATCCTGCAACGATTGATCCGTTTTCGACTGTAGGATTGGTGCAAGTAGCACCACCAGGATTAACAAACTTAATTGAAGGAATGCGGTCATATCCACTTCCTGAAGAAGTAACACGCAGTTCTGTAACACCTTCGATTTCATCAGATACAATTGCTGTAATAGTTGCTCTACTGCCTTCTGCATCAGAAGGTGCATCCACAATTACCACAGGAGGATTGTTAGATGAATAACCTTGACCAGCAAATAGAAGTTGAGTGTTCTTGATACCATTTACAAGTGCTTCGGCAGTAGCACCAGAACCAGGACCTTTATTTGACTGAATAGTGATCTTGGGAGCAAAACTTACTCTGTAACCACTACCACCATTTCTAACAAGGATGTCATTAACTGATGCATTTACGATTTGGGAGACTGCTGACGCACCTGAACCAAATTCAGGAGCAATCAGTTCAACAGATCTTACGTCAATTGTAGCATTTTGTGAAACAGGTTGCTTGAAGATGATCTTATCTTCAAAAATTGTGAATTCTTCGAACGGTCTCTTCTCTGTTCTGTTGACAACAACGATCGCTGCCACAGTAGAAAGAGGACTGTATGCTTGAGTGTTGAGTTTTAGTGCAAACTCAGTAGCATCAACAGCAACTGTAATGGTGTCCAGAGAACGGACTGGAACGCTTGTGTAACCAATCAGATAACGAATGGTATTGACTGCACCTGTCAACACCCCTGTAGTCGGTGCTGGAGGGTTTACAAAGCGTATCTTGTCTCCTTCAACGAAGTAATCCCTGTCAGGGAACATAAAATCGTTATTTACGATCACCAAAAGGTGATTTGAAGACTGAGGTGAAACTGGTTTACCTAACTGTCTTAAATTAAATTCTGTCTTTGCACTATCAAACTGAGTATTGATAGGTTCAAATTCTTGTACTTTTCTATCAAATTCTTGTTTATTGACCCCTGGAGTGAAAACAATGTCAGGAGAATGTGTTACAGACTCGTAATATAGAACTTCATTGTCAATTTTTATAGTACCATCTTTCTCTAAGAAGTAGTTTACATTCTCAGCAATAATTTTATTCTCTGTAGCATCAACCGCTTCTAGTACAGCAGATTCAGACGATAAGAAATTTGGATCGAATTCACCCGACCCAATGTCAACATATGAAAGTATATTGTTTAAAATGTCGTAAGGACGACCTGATTTCTCCTGCGACTTGTAGTATTCTGTCAACAAGTTCACGAACTGGTCGTGATCCTCCTTGATAAACGCAGGAATCTGACTACTCAGTCTTTGAGAGACCTTAATTGCTGTGTTGTGTGCAACCATTTTTTCGTATTACGGTCTTAGAAACAGGAGTTAAACTCGGGAAGTTCAAATACTGTTGTTGGATAATCAATGATATTTAGTGGAGTTCCGTCAAAGTTAATTGCAGTAAAGTCATATGGATCAAATGCTCCAATGTTACTGCCATCAATTGTGTAATCAACTGTTGTGACAATCGGGTTAAAGATTGATGGGTCAACACCAGAACCAATGTTGATATTTGGTGATTTTGGAATCACAGTAACTGGAATACGATTTGTTCCGTCAGGAGTAGAATGTACATCTACAGGACCGACACAAACGATTCCATTCTTGTAATCTACAGTTCCCACTGAAGATTGAAGTGTAACTTCTTTTTCATCCTGTTTTGTAACCATAATGAGGTTGCCATAACCGTCATCACGGATATTTACAGGTAAAAGTGCCGAAGTATCATTATCAATGAACGATGTTGATGAAATTGAGTTGGAATCTGTACCTTGAATGGCAATAAGGTTCTCTGTGTATCCAGTAGCATAGAATGTGCCAGTTTTTACACTGGAATACTTGGGTAAACAAGTTCCGTCACCACCACCATTACCTTTAGTTCCTCCAGAGAGGTCATTGGGATTCTCAATCTCATTTTCAAAGTCAACACACTTGGAGAATGTTTGACCAAATTCAAATCCATCAATGTTCATACCAAGTGTCATATGAGTGATGTTACCGCTAATAGCAGGATCTGAATCATCAATCATTCTCTGATAAGCAGAGATGTCAATACGACCACTGAATCTGGATGAAGAACCCTGCTGATTGTACTGATCTACAGATCCAAGGATAGTTGTTGCAACTTCGTTGTTAGACAGGTTAGTCTTAGTGCCATCAAAGAACGCCCAAGTCTTAGGTCTGATATAAAGTGAAATAGGATCAATAATTACTGGTTCAATAGCAGCAATCGCATATTTCTGTAAATCATTCTTGATACGCTTCTTCGTAGTGGTGTTTAGTGCAGCACCAGACTTAGTACGGATAGCAACGTACACCTTTCCGTACACAGGAGGATTAAGACGCTCTCCACCATATGCAGTCACTGATCTTGCAGGAGGATATACTTTCTTAGTGATATATTCGTAATCAGACTCAGTAACTGCTCTATTCTGACTGTTAAACGCCCTAGGAGCGTTGTATTTGATGGATAGGGTATTCTCTAACGCTTCACCGTCTTGAGACCCGTCTATGGTCACCAGAGAGATGCCTGCATTGTTGATAAAACGCCCTTCACTGTCCTGAACTCTACCAATGAAGTTAAATCGCTTACATCCGTTTGCATCAGGACCATCAGTGCGAATATACTTCATACGGATGACTTCACCAGAAATCAACCTACGACAAATAACACCATCACCAAAGATGACGTTATAACGTAGATCATCAGTCTCTTCTAAGAAATAACCACGAGTTGTACCGTCTACATCAACAATATTCTGTACAAGATTGTAAGTATCGATTTCTGTTGACTGTGCATTAGGAGAAATTGACACAAACAGCAAAGAAGTATCAACACTCTCTGCAGGAACTAGGTATTCTCTTTTGTTAACGTCATCAACTGTGTAAGAGAACTCAAGAGTGTTTCCTTGATAGATGATAACCTTATCAAACGTCGCAACACCATCAGATTGATTAACAGTTGCTCTGATCTCGTTAGGGAGAGTGAACGTGAATGGATCACCATTAGTAGTAGATACAAAAACATCTCCTGCTTGGAGAGAGACTTGCGTCGGATATGAGGTACCATCACCAAGTGCTGCGGTTTGAACACTGAATCTAACACACGCTTTACTTGCTTTGATTGATCTTGGGGTATAGTTTAGTTGCTTTGCGACCTTGACAACGTTGTCTCTAACAGTTGCACTCTCAAGGAACGCCTCATTCATCGCCATATTAGCGTTGAAGGCAGCATAGTATGTGTTATATGATAATACGTCCAATAGATATGACGCAGAACTACCATCAAAGTCATAGTCCGTGAACTCGTTTCTCGTTCGCAGATATGATCTAATAGATTCTCTGATTTCTGTAAAATCTAATGAGGTTAAATTTGAGGGAATTGCTGCCATTTTTACGCCTTCTCTAAGAGGAAGTCAATAGTTTGAACTAGTTGTTCACCGATGATTGTGTAATCAATCTCAACTTGTAGTTCATTGTCGTTATCAACATTACAACGAACATCATTAACTATCACTCTTGGTTCTAAACGCTTTAGGGTATTCCTAATTTCGTCATTTAGACCTTCAATCATAAAAATATCGAAGTTCTCAAACAACATTGATCTAACACGAGAACCTGTGGTTGGTTGGAACGGTCTTTCACCGAACTCTGTCAACAACAGGTTCTTCATAGATTGTTTGATTGCGTTCTCGTTCTTAACCACAGAAAAATCTTCAGTATTGGGATTTGATTTCATCCCAATACCTAAATCTCTAAACTGTCTGCTTAGATTCCTGTCTGCTTTGAACCTGTACGCCACGATCTGATACTTGTTTTAAGTATTTATCAGCTCTAGGATCAGTTACTAAACATCTGCCCGATCGGATGAACCAATCTGCTTGATCAACCTTAACCATTTTGTTCTCCGTTTTTAAGTGAAGAACTTTTATAGTGGTTCCTATCACTGGTCATTTTATTTAGTATCCTTCCAAGTAGGAGGGTGAAATGAGCAATATTCGTTGAAGGTGATTTTCATCTCCTTGTCTGTTAGATTACAGTTCTTCGCTGCTTTAGGTAAGTTCCATTTCGCCTCGAATAACATTTCCATAGATTCTCGGGTTTCTGGTCTCACTTACCCTGACCCCTATACCTCTTGGTCTTACCATTCCGAGAGGTTGCTGTATATTTTGTGTGCCTTCCATTTCCTTGACGAGTCTTTTTAGGATTTGACTCAATAAAGACGCCTCCAGAGAGACCTGTTTTTGAACGTGCCATACGTGTTTTGAAACTACTCTAGAATTATAGCACAATTATCCTGCTAGGACATTAGGAGATCCATAAGCGATCTTAGACATACACGGATACCCTATGCTGACGGGCGGCAGACTGCCTTTACCTAAGTTATCACCCAATCTACCGATGGGTATCTTAAACGCCCTTACAGACTGATAGAACCCAGTATCAAGAACTCTAGGGTGACCACCTGCAAGATCCTCTGCAGTCAGAAGTGAACACACTGTTGGAGTTGGAATAATACAAGTCGCTTTACCACAAGGACACAAATAGTTAATAATATTCGTTGTTGGTGACAAATGAGGTGTAAAAGCGTCACCCAAAACCATAATAGGCAGTCCATTGACAAGAACCATCGCTCTAGCAGGGTTCAGAGCAGTCAAAGGTACCAAAGGAGTTGGTGGCCACAGGCAAGTCAGGTTTTTCATCACAATTCCTAACCTAACAGGAGGTGATTTACAAGGTTGTGTTGAGTGAATAGTAGCAGGAATTGGAATACCGTGTCCTGTACAAGGTAATCCATTATGATTTGCTACTGGTTTGTTTAATCCTAGTGCCATTAGTAACTTCCTAGATCACATTCGTCGAAATAAGGGTTCCCAAATCTATCTAGTGCCCTATCCATAAGAATAGTTGCACCTGTTAGGTAGTTTGTATAGTTCAATCTACCTCCAATTGGAGCAAGTTGGATGTTATTCTCGTTATCTGAGATAGCACCTGGGTCAAAAGAGATGGTTGAGTAGATCACATTTCTTAATGCAGCACAGTTAGTGAAGTAATTACTGAATGGAGCACTAGTACAAAGGTTACTTGCCCAGTTATCATTCGCATTTCCACTACTATCCCAAGAGTTATAGGTATCCAACACACCATCTACCACAAAATTATGCCAACAGGGTTCTGGGAACTTGCCTCCAGAGCAACTTGCGAGTTGAATTGTGTTGTATGTAAGGGAGTATGTAGTCTGAGCACCCGTATTTGGGTCAGTAGTAGTGTGTGTAGAGGTGCCTGTACCATAAGAACTGAAGTTTCCATTACCTAACCACGTCTCCAACTGCTCTAATTCTGTACCATAGAAGTCAAAAGTGTTCTCATCACCCGAATCTGGGACGAATGTGTACTGACCTTTACCAGTTTCATAGCATTTACCCTCTACATTTGACCCTCTCTTACAAGAATGCGACTTTCCTTTGCCTGGGGCACCCACAAAACGCGGTGCAGTAAGAGTTGGTTTGGGCAAATCCTTCAAAAAGTCAATAAAATCCGTGTTTATTGCCTCTCCTTTCTTCATTACATTACCTTCTACCTCTAAAGTCACCTTAACTTGTGCGGATTCTCTATCAGAACCACAGTATTTGTACGGAAGGAACCCAAAAGTACGTGAAACACCGTCCGTACCAATCTTTTCTTCGGGGCAAGGGATGTCAAAGAAGCGTCTGACGCCGTAAAGTGTGCTTTGTGCTACTTCAAGACAGTCTCCACCAAGTATTCCTGTCATACCATTGTTCATTCTTTGGTTAATTGTTCCAGATGCAGACTGACTTTCAGCAGTAACAGCAGCAAGTCTCTCTTCTTCCTTCTCAAGAGCAGGATTCCATTTCTTTGACTCTCTGTATATTTCACTTGGATTGATGTAATTTGAAATATTGTGCCAATCACTACCGATACCTGGGTCTAAACATTTGATTGGTAGTACGTCTTTACAGAACTTTGTCTTTTCAGTATCACTTTTTTCGTGTGCTTTGAGATAAGATGTCACATATGTGGATGTGACGGGTTCATCAAACTCCTGAACTGCATCAGCATACGCTCTTTTACCATCATCAAATAGTGAAGTGGTCGAAACAGGCACTTCATTACCGTTTTCGTCTGTCATAGAGGTTTGAATATCGACCATTGGCATATCTGGGTCATCCCACGTCTTATCAAACTGCTTTGTTGCCTCCTTCATCCCTGCTCCAATGAAATCGTCTTGTCTAGACTCGGTTTCCCTCTCTACAACGTAAACAATAACCTTATCACCAGGTGTATATCCTTTTCCCTTCTCAGTAATTGTTGCAGTCTTAACAGCACCAATCTCATTCAGTGTAATACGTGCTTCTGCTTGTTTGATCGATTTTGTGAACCCTGCATCAGTCAAAAACTTGTCATTCTTGATTTTACGGGTCAATTTACGTGCAGACTTCGTACTTTGATCAAATTCATCACTTGATTCAATGTTCACATTGTATTTTGCGAGTTTCGAGTCTTGAAATGCCTCAACAGTGTTCTCTGCGGTATCTGTGAACCCCTCTTCCTTCAATTCATCGGGAATAGACACAATTACATCAGGATTAACGTACCCCCGACCAGCATTTATGATCTCAATGGACCCAACACGCCCTTTTTTGTCAATAGTTGCAGTTAAAATTGCTTCATCGAGTGTTCTTCTAGGTATTAACGCTCTATTATCAATTTCTACCTTGAAATATGACAATTTCTTCGGAAATTCATAGACTCCGAAGAAAGCACCGCGATCTTTGATGCCATAACCCGCTAAAACAAGTGCAGTTGCACCATCATTGGCGGTAATGGTCTCATTGTAACTAAAAGTTTGCCCATTTCTTGCTTTTCTGTGTCTTAAACGCATATAACCGCACTTAAGTTCGTCTCCAAAGTACCTAACTTGACTAATACGCCATCCTTTGACGTTCTCACCCACTAAGAAGGCACCTTCAGAAGACGTATAACGGAAAAAGATCATCTCATCATCAGTTCCACAAGTCCAGAACGAATCAGCAATACCATCACCATTAGGTGCAGATACAGTTAAACGTGTCTTCTGTGTTTTCCAAGCATCCTCTCTAATCTTATAGTAGATACTCTTATATGTGATAGTGGGTTCTTCCTGCTGATCCCTAGCACCACTAATACAAGGAGCATCCGTAGTAGTGAAGTTAATACCAAATACAGGTCCCGCAAATGGATACTCAGTGTTATACAGATAGTACACGAACTGCCCCTCAAAAGCATCGTGGAATCCTAAGAACCTAGGCAGTACACATTTGACTGCTCCGTTCTTACCAAAGTACCATTCAAAGTTTGCATTACTAGATGCAATGTCTGCTGCATTAGGATCACCCCATCCTTGTTGTGCAGGAGTCAGTGTTTCGTCTTCATATCTCCTTCTACTGTAACTAGTAGTGTAATTATACCAACCAGTACGGTCTACTTCACCAGTATCGACTGGACCACCAGTATCTACAACAGTTTTCTTCAGTCTAGGGGCAAATGCATTCATTACATACCCATAGATCCCTTGGTAGATATACTCTTCTTGAAAAGGTTGAGGAGAATTAGGAACTCCTGCCACCTGCTCGATATTAACCTCTTGTGCAGGGTTTATAGTATAAAAATCATCGACATCACCATTACTATTCTTCTTATAGTGATACAAAGGTAAAAGAGTTTCACCTGGATTCAGAGTATCCGATGGAGCACTATTACTTGTGTAGATATACCCTAAGAGTTCAACAGCACCAGAACTAGAACTAGAAAAGTAAGAATTATAGTTCGCACTATCATAATGTAGATAAAGAGGTTGTGATCCTGACTGACTGTTCTTACTTAAGTAGAATGACCAGATACCATTCCTAGGTTCTCTATTATATCTCCTCGGACTCTGGGGAGACTTGTCAGGCATTGATGGTTCGTACCAATAAGTATGATCCTCTCTTCTCCCGCTATAGAATCTATAAATTTCTCTTCTCTCTGCATCGCAGTTTGCAATACAGTTTTCTTGCTGTAATCCAATATAATATACCTCATCACGACCAAAGGCATAGGATCCAGGTCCCATACCCTCAATTGTTATCTGCCCATAAGGACTACCATCCTCGTCAGAACCTGAAAAGGACGGGTGATCATCAGTAGTGTATTGACGTTGGTAAGAATAAGAATCAATAGGATTCTCATAACTTCTCCCCGTTTCAATTATGAATATGCTCACTCTTTATTTGGGCAATATCTTCCTCAATTTTATTTAGTCGATCAAACAGAAGATCAAATAACTCTGCCAAGTTACGATGACTCTCCTCTCCAGGAGGTCTGTATTGAATCATATCAGGACCTTTCTGTAGAAACCCTTCCACAGTCTGTGATCTTGTCGCAAGATTCTTAATGCTTTCTGCGACCTTCTCAAACCTCCATTCTAGTTCTTGTTGATAATCATCGAACTCAGGTACTCCTGGGGTAGGTTGGTGGTCTCTGGGAAATTCAATACTCATTGGAAAAACTCATCTAGTACAGATACTTTGTTACTTACGAATGCATCTCCTTGACTATTACTATGGTTTCCACCACGTGCAATCAATGACTCGTAATTATTATCAACACCCCTCTTACGTTCAAGGTTGTGCCATCTACTATCATAACACTTCTGATTCATATGATCAATCTCAAAAAGTGCTGACATCTTACGTTTGCCCCTCTTGGACATACGGTTCCATCCAATATCCTTAAGGAAATTTTTATCCCTACAGTTTGGTGGAACTTCAGTTATATCAATGAATGTAGCAGCAATGATCTGATGGGAACCAATATCCTTACTTCCCTGTTCTGCAGATCCACTTACAAATGGAGCATAAGGACCATCCACTCCCTCTGGTAGAAGCAACGGACTGAAGTACCAATTATCACCATCACGATACTTAATCTTATAATGAACCCTATCTCTCCACTTACCATCGAGACCTTTCTGACTCTTCATCTTACCGAACACTAGACAGTTATAGTCTCTTGACCACGTTTCCTTTGTTTTATACTTCTTCATAAAGGATGAGTGATGCATATGACTCACCAGTCTCCCCAGATTACTCAAGTGGTAGTAAGGAATGATAACTTCCCGACCAGACTCATAATGACGCAAGCATCTCCATACCTCACCAGGAAGACAACTAATCTGTTCTCCCTTTCGCACACCTCGTAAACCTAATACTTCAATCAGTTCCTTATCTCCCTTTGTTTCCAGTTCCTCCATTAATTGCTGCCGACGTGGTGCTTGCACATCGTTTCCGTTGTTCTTCGTATTTAATGGTTGGATAAAGTTAGGTAACCAGTTCTGATCCCAGTCCTTATCATATTTCCACGTATGAAGTTCGTATTTCATAATAGTTATTAGAATAGTTACGACGCTCGCGGGGTAACGTCTTAGTATGTTTAATGCCTTTAGAAGTAATTTAAGTTTAACACAAATCGAAATTTAGTGTCAGTCGTTGATGTTCCTGCGTGTGGAGTATTCACTGGAAAGAAAACAATCCTATTCGCCTTAGATTGGACTCTGGTCCCGTCCTTGAAGAACGTATAACCATCGTTATCATTTAAGTAGAACACAGCGGTTGTAGCGCCTGCAAAGACGTTATCTTGTCCAAATTCAGAATACTCTCCACAGTCTGTATGAAAATCGTATTCGATTAGGTTGTCTGTATGATGATTCAAATTCCCCTTGATACGAATTAACGCTCTCGGTTGGATTCTATTGATTAAAGGTAAAATCATATCCCATTGCTGAGACTGAGGTCTGCCGCCCTCATAGAACTTATGTACCATCTGCCAATTATATATCTCTTTCTTCTGTAATTCTGGGTCTATCATTCGTGCAACGTGCATTACCTTTGCGTGATTCAGATACCAAGGGAAACACTGATCACCACAAATTTGTTCCTGCATACGCTCGAATTCTTCCTCTGGTAGGAAATTATCCACTACCCTTTGATGTTGCATCTTATGCTGTGTCATACAAATCCCTCAGTTACTCCTAACTTCTCCCTAAGAGATCTATGAATCGCTTGAACTTTTGCAAGTTCCTTGCCACCACACACTTCTGGTTTGTACATCAGTGCCCACGCACCACTATTCACAATGAGTTGACGCTCTTCTTTCGTCAAAGTAATAGTCCATTCATCAGATGTCGCAGTCTGTGTTGGTCGCAACTTCATAACGTTTCAGTGTTCCACATAGGGATGATAAAATTTCATCACACTTATTATAGCATTCGCCTTGGTGTGATGTGAGTCTACTGTCTTGATAATACCGTACTGCATCGTAAATAACACGTTTGTGTTCGATACTTAACTTTGTCCAGTCTGGTTTGTTCATCACGGTTCAGTAAATTTTTTTAAGATGATCTTATCATCCTCCATTTCATATTCTAGTTCATCACCATAGTACCAACCTGCTTCCTCTAGTAAAGTGTCAGGTAAAGTAACATATAGTTCGCCTGTATCGTCGTCCTCATCTATTGTAAGGATATATCTATGAGACATTCTTTCGTATCACATATAGTGTCTGTCCTATGTAGGGTTTTACCTTTTCTATCCTACTTACATCAAATGCCTTATGGTGAAGGATATACCCATCTCCCAGATATACAGCACCGTGATTCAATCGATTACTATCTAAATTCATCAACAGTAGATCGAATTGCTCTAAATCATCGACACTAAACTCTTCGCCCATCTCAGAGACCTTCGTCGAGGTCCATCCCTCATCTTCCCAGATACTCTTCAAGAAACTTCGATTGTTAAAACTATAGTCTTCCTTACACTCGTGATAACCTGTCTCAATACCGAAATCAAACAGTAACTTGAAACATCCACCCCCTTTCTGTCCTCCCCATTCCCTTCCGAGGAATGATGAATACATCTCCTTGTACTGCTCAACCTTTTTAGTCATTTTTTTACCTGAGAAATTTTTTGATATATGGGGGACCCAAAAGGACGATTTCGATAATATACTCGTCCCTATACTGTTGTAGGTTGCTGTAGGGGACCCGTTTTATATGTCGCTCCCCGTTTAGATTGGCACGTGATAACATAACCCTTCGCTGACCAGATACTGCAATTGTTTCTGATACTTAGTGAAGTGCGGTTGTATCTCTGTGTCTAGTATGAATTGACCCCACTCCACTAACTCTAATGGGGGGATTGATTCGGTTTCATACAGTTCACATAGAAATTGAAATCTGTTCACGATTGAGTAGTGTAATCAAGATCTAAGTCATTCGATTCATCATCATAGGTTTCATAGTCATATTCTACCATATCCTCATCGGTTTCGTCAAGTAGCACATCGATCCAGTCTAGTTTCCTAGGGTCATTCATTTCCATAATCCTCCGATGAATTAAAGCGGTTTTGTTTCTTTGTTCTCCGTTGGTAATTCTTGTTAGTTAGTACCTCATTCGGTTTGTTTCTCTTTTCTCGTAATGACTTCGCTCTATTACTCTTGTATGTGTCATTACGTTTGTATGTGCGTCCCATTGAATAGTAGGGGAAATTTCTGAACACCTGCATTATATACCAATTTTCTCTATAGGGCAATTATTTCAATTTTCCCATAAAGGTTGACAGATTGATGTCGATATGTTAGGGTCTTAGGTCGCTATTCCTCCGCTAGTTTCCTCAATGTATAAAGTTTCTAAGTATGTTTATTTGTACATTTATGAAATAGGTTGTTTATCTAGTCTAAGGTTAGAGACGTGATCATTTAATTTGTTCCCATCTATGTGTAACACATTGGTAACACTTGAGTGTAGGGATATAAAAGCAAGTGCGGTAAGTTTAGCAACTCTCCTTACTACTGTCTTACCATCTTGTCTTAGTGTTACTCTTCTATAACCATTTTCGTTAAGGTGAATTTTCAATTTCTTCCACTTTCCCCACTTAGTAGAATAAATGGATCCGAGGTTACTAACATAATAGTCTTCATAGTTAGGGATGGGTTTATATAGTGTTCCCTCGCTATCTCTATAAGTGTTGTCATCAATTTTTGTAA